CTGCAAACCAAAAGGCATATGGTGTTAATTTCATAAATAAATATAGAAAAATAAAAGAAAGCATTTATTCTGATGTCTAACAATATTCTTAACGACATTTCAAAGGTTTATTTTGAGCAGGTTGTTGAATCTTCTCATCTTGAAACAGATATGAAGAAGCGTCATGAAGCAAATAAAAAAGCAGTTAAAGATATGAAGAAAACTGCTGCATATAAGAGCATGGCAGCAACAGCAGCAAAGAAGTTTGATGAAAGTGCAGTTGGTGATAGAGCAAGAAGAGTTGTTGATTCTCAAAGAGGTGGTTATCATGGAGATGATGATGAACTTACTCAACTGCAAAGTGCTGCTCAAAAATCAATTAACAAAGCAACTAGTGGTAGTAATGTAACGAGAGCATCTGCATCTATTGCTGCAAAGAGAGCAGAAAGAACTGCAAGAAATATGCATCCAAAACCAGGAACAACAGGTGCTTATCGCGTTAACGAAGCAAAAGCAAAACCAGATTATTTGGATTTTGATGGGGATGGAAATAAAAATGAACCAATGAAAAAAGCTTTAAGAGATAAAGCAAAACAAAAAGTACAAGAAGCAAAAAAACCAAATGATGGTAATTTGGCAAATAACTATCCTCCATATGATAAAGTCACCAGAGGAGATGTGATTGCTGGAAGACTTGGAAAAGATCAAATGGGTGGTAAGAAAAAAGTAACCAAAGAAGGTTATTCAAATTGGAGACATGATCTTTCTGAAGTAATGGATGATACTTCAAATCTAAATTCTAGTGAGAAACCAAAAATAAAGGAAAAAAAAGTAAATAATACAATTAAAATCAATCCATCATTTAATGATGGAATGAAAGAATCTATTGAAAGTCTTGGTGGTGAACTTCTTGAGATGGTAGAAATTGAAGAAGAATATATTACTGAAGAAATTGAAATTGCAACAGAATATTTTTATAAAGAAGGATTGAATGAAGACGGTATTGATATTTTAATTGAAAAATTAGGATTAGAAGAGTTTGTAAATTTTGTATATGATCTTTCTGAAGAATATATTTTAACTGAAGCATCTGAAACTAGACTTCAGAAAATGGCTGCTAAAAGAGGAAAAATTGTAGTTGGTCCAAAAGGAAGTAAACCACAAAGTACCACAAAGGCTGCTATCAAAAAAATGGGAGGAATTACTAAAAAAATTGGTTCCTCAGAAAAACCAAGTTCGACTATTTCTAAACAAAGAAAAGTTGCTGTTAAAACTGCAGTTGCAAAACAACCTGATAAAAAACCAATAAGGGATGCGATTGCTAGAGGTATTTTCGGTGCAGTTAAAGCATATAAAGCAGGAATGGAAAGACATAGAGCAGCAACTTCTACTGCATCTAAACTTGTATCCCAAACTGCACAAACAGCAGCAAAGGCAGCAAAAGTAGGAGCAAAAGGTGCTTCTGAATTTGGAAAAGGTGTTGCATCTGGGGTAAGTGGAACTGCTACTGCTGCTAAAAAAGTTAAAAAGGCAGTTGTTGGTGAAGAAAAAATTGAAGAAAAAATTACTAAGAAAACTTCCAAAGAAAAAATGATTCACGATTTTGTTCATTCCAATGATTCAAGATTATCTGGTAGTAAAAGCGAAAGAATCAGAAGAGCCTTAGGTGCATGGTATAGTATGCATAAAGAAGCAACAGCACCAACTTCACAACAAACAACTCAACAGACTCAACAGACAACACAGCAAATTCAAAAACCAGATCCTGTTGCTCAAGCAAGACAAAAGCAATTAGTTCAAATTCAGAAAAAGCAGACAATGGATAGAATGCTGCAATTGAATAAAGGTGTTCCTGTTACTAGTGAATCTTCTGAAGATAGTGCTAGAGATAGTGCAATGGAAAGGGGAGGAATGGGTGCTAATCCTAGACAATCATATAAACCAAATACTACTCCTAGTAAAAAAAGAACTCCTGAAGAAATAAAAGCAAATAATGATAAAGTTATGAATGCTGTTAGGAACAGTATTACTGCACAATATGGAAAAGGTGCTTTAATGTAATCGGTTACTAAATAGATTAGGTTTCATTCGCACGAGGTTATTATGACAGCAGTAATCGCATTTATCGTTGCTAATAAAGGATTGATTGCAACTATCGCACTTGCAATCTCTGAAGCACTTGGAGCAAATCCAAAAGTTAAAGCAAATGGCATTCTTTCACTCATTCTGATTCAGGCGCAATCTGCACTGAAGAAAGAAGGTGCAAAGGAACTTTGAATAAATAACAACAAAATAGTAATTTGGGGAGAAATCTATACTCCCCATTTTTTATAAATACTTTTTAGATTAACGAATTATAGGTAAAAAGAATGGCACTCTGGGGCATCTCAACAACCACTGAAACATACGATAATAATTTTGCGCTACCAAAATATTTGAGAGATACTGATAGAAGAAACACACCTTGGAATTGTTTTGCAGATGAACGTGGATGGATTTACAGAAGATATCACACTTCTGAACAATCTGGACTTTCAACACATTATCATGACGAAGTATTGATTGATGTTACTAATTTGAACGGAGCATCAACTGCTGCAAATGAAACAGGACTTTCACAAGCAGGTCCAGTTGCTGTCTTCTTTGAAGATCCAAATAAATCTTCAAGAATTAGTGTTGGTGGCGGCGGAACTTCAGGTATTGCTACAAATACAACTGGATATATTCACGTCGTATTTAATGAACTTGTTTTTGCAAGTGCAGGCGCAACGATGAATATTCGTGCATTTGATGCAAATGGAAACAACGAAACTGCAAGTGTTGTTGCATATGCAACTTCATATGTAAGTGGAGCAACCGTCTATAACTGGGTTGGATCTGCAGCTACTAATTATGCTCCAGTTGCAGCAACAAATTATAATGGACAGATTACAAATAGAGTAGCATTTGCCTTTACTTCCCCATCTGTAGGTATTGCTACAAACATAGTTTTCTTAACTACAACAGTTTCTGCTGGAAGTACTGCAGGTATTGGTGCAACGATTATTTACGTTGATTCTTTATCTGGTGTTGGTGTTGGAAGTTCAATTACTGTTGATACCAATCAGGGTGTTAAAATTACATATGCATCTGTAGTTTCTGTTGGTGCAACTTCTGTTACAATTGGTTCGGCATCTACTTCTAACTATGGACTTGGAGTTGGTTCTACAGTAAGATTCAGTGCAAGAACTGTTGCAACTCTTCTCAAACTTGATGCCGATAGAGGATTTGTTGGAGTTATAACTGACGGATACAATGGAGTTGGTGTAATTAGTTCCTTTACTGCACAATTTGCTGCGGATCTTGTAAGAAACGTTGGTGGCGCTGGAACTGCATTCTCTGGAGTTGGTATTGGTACAACAACTCTTATTGCTGCTTGATACTAAATGATATTTAATGAACTGAATGAGGATAACTTCCTACTATTTGCTATTAAACACTATGAAAATCCTCAGGCAGTAACCAGAGAAGATTTTGATAAAGATTTAAATCATTTTAAGTATATTAAAAGGTTATTGAAACGATACAAAAAAACCAATGAATTAAAAACTCATTTGGTTCTTAATCATTTTATTATTCTTTATAATATATTTGGAGAGGCAGCAACTCCAATGCTTTTTTATAAATTAGAACCTGAATTGTGGTCGGTAATAAAAACTTTTATTATATTTTTGGGAAGACTTCCTGAATATCCAAAATCAAATATTCATGACATTCAAGTAGATATCTATTGCTTATCAGAACTCTATAAAATTTACAATGGAAAAGAATAAACTGGATTGGATAATTAATCTTATTAGAGAAGAAATGATGACGGCAAATCCTCCTGGTAAAGGAGGAGGTGGTGGTAGTCAAACTGATCCAAAAGGAAACCAGGGGTTAGTTGGATTTGATCCTAAGATGGGAATCCAGCGAAGACAAAACTTCACTGGAAAAAGAAAACCTTGGTTGGACTATTTAAAAAATAAATAATTCAAAAATATTTAAAAAGATGTTTCAACCATCATCTACCGAAACAAAAATAGCACTACTTGAAGAACGTATTAATGTCTATGAGCAGATGATGCAAAGAATTGATACTGCAATTCAAAAGATTGGTGAGACAAGTCAAAATATCAGTCAAATGCTTGCTATTCACAATGAGAAGATAGAACAGTGTAATAGGACTGATAACATTATTGTTACTATGATTGAAGATATTAAAAAGTCTTCAAAAGAACAGCACGAACAAATTGCTAAAGAATTAGGAGAAAGAATAGAAAAGGTAGAAGCAAAAGTAGAAGAAGTATCAAAAATAAAATGGATGACATTAGGATGTGGTGTAGTCATTGCGGTATTGGCAGCAGCATTTTCAACACTCGCATCGGGATGGTGGACTCCAAGTGGAATGCAAGATGCTAAAGTAATTCAAGAACAAGGACGTTTAAATAAATAATTATAGATTTGGCATTTGGTTGCCTTGAAAATTAAAAAGAAAACAACACTTTATTCACTTCAAAAAATTACAAATTCCGTTGTTAAGTGGACAGCAATTATGACTTCCGTTTGTCTTGACAAAAAACTTTAGTCTGATAGAATGGATGCATTGGTTATCATTTGATTATGGATTTTGTTGATGTTAAGTACATCAATTTGATATCTTCTCGCCTTCAAAAGTTTAAGAAGATAAAAAATAATCTCTACAACTTTCGTTGTCCGATTTGTGGAGATTCTCAAAAGACTAAGAATAAGTCTCGCGGGTATTTGTATCAAGTAAAGAATAATACAAACTTTAAGTGTCATAACTGTGGGTTAAATATTTCTTTCAATAATTTTCTTAAACAACTGGATACAACAATTCACAAACAATATATGTTTGAGAAGTTTAAAGAAGGAAGCACTGGAAGAAACTTTACAGTAGAAGAACCAAAGTTCAATTTTCAAAAACCAGTATTTTCAACAAATGTTGAAAAAGAGAATATAGTGAAAAAGTTGGATATTCCTAAAGCATCATCAAATCCTGATGCAAACGAATATCTGGTTAAAAGAAAATTAAACCCAGATAAATTCTATTATACTGAAAAATTTAAAGAGTGGACTAATTCTTTAATTCATACTTTTGATGATACAAAGTATGATGAACCTAGAATTATTATTCCTCTCTTTTATAATAAAGAGTTGGTGGGATTTCAAGGAAGAGCACTTATTTCTAGCAAGGTTAAATATATTACTGTGATGATTAATGATGATGCGCCGAAAATATATGGACTTGATGAGATTCAAAAAAATGAAACTGTCTACATTACTGAAGGTCCATTCGACTCAACTTTCATTCGCAATTCGATTGCTCTTTGTGGAGCTGATGGTGATGTTGGTAAGTGGGGTATTGATACTCGTGTGTGGATATATGATAACGAACCACGAAATTCAGAAATCCTCAATAGGATATCGAAGTGTATTGAACGTGGAGAGAAGGTTGTAATTTGGAATTCTCAGATTAAAGAAAAAGACATCAATGATATGGTTCTTGCTGGACGTGATGTACAACGTGTGGTAGAATATAGCAACTATTCTGGTTTAGAAGCAAAACTTAAATTTAACACCTGGAAGAGAGTATGAGTAACGGTATTAAAGTTCAAAAAAGAAATGGTTTAATTGAAAGCATCAATTTAGATAAGATGCATGTGATGGTTGATGAGGCATGTAGAGGACTTGCAGGTGTGTCCGCATCTCAGGTTGAAATGACATCTGGAATTCAATTTTATGATGGAATCACTACCAATGAAATTCAAGAAATTTTAATTCGAAGTGCAAGTGATTTAATTGATTTGGATCATCCAAATTATCAATACGTTGCAGCACGATTGCTTATGTTCTCTATTAGGAAGTCTCTCTATGGCAAAATGAGAGAACTTCCAACTCTTCAACAACATATTATCAAATGTGTATCTGCGGAAGTATATGATAATGATGTCTATAGCAAATATTCAAGTGAAGAGATTAATAAAATAGATTCTTTTATTGATCATGAACGTGATTTTAATTTTACCTATGCAGGACTTCGCCAAGTATCCGATAAGTATTTGGTTCAAGATCGCAGTAATGGAGGAGTATATGAAACTCCACAGTTCATGTATATAATGATTGCTCTGACTATTTTTGCAGAGTATCCAAAAGAAACACGTCTCTCATACGTCAAGAGGTATTATGACGCAATCTCCAAACACAAAATCAACATCCCAACGCCAATCATGGCAGGAGTTAGAACACCTCTCAGGCAATTTGCATCTTGTGTTCTCGTTGATGTTGATGACTCCCTCGATAGTATCTTTAGTAGCGATATGGCTATTGGCAGATATGTCGCACAAAGGGCTGGTATCGGCATCAACGCAGGTAGAATCCGTGGCATCAACTCTAAAATCAGAGGTGGAGAAGTTCAGCATACTGGCGTTGTTCCGTTTCTCAAAAAGTTTGAGTCAACTGTGCGATGCTGTACGCAAAACGGCATACGAGGCGGAAGCGCGACAGTCCACTTCCCAATCTGGCACCAAGAAATCCAAGACATTCTAGTTCTTAAAAATAACAAGGGCACTGAGGATAACCGTGTCCGTAAATTAGACTATTCTATTCAAATTAGTAAGTTGTTCTATGAAAGATTTATTGAAGATAGTGAAATCACGCTTTTCTCCCCACACGATGTTCCTGGACTTTATGATTCTTTCGGAACAGACAGGTTTGACGATTTATACGTTCAATATGAGAACAATTCGTCCATTCCGTCGAAAACTGTTAAGGCACAAGAACTCATTCTTAGTCTTCTCAAAGAACGTGCTGAGACGGGTCGTATCTATATCATGAATATTGATCATTGCAATTCTCACTCATCCTTTAAAGATAAAGTTGAGATGAGCAATCTGTGTCAAGAAATTACTTTACCTACATATCCTTTGCAACATATTGATGATCCTACTGGAGAAATTGCTCTTTGTATTCTCTCTGCCATTAATGTGGGTAAAGTAAAGTCTGATGAAGAACTAGAAGAACTTTGCGAACTTTCTGTTCGCGGTTTGGATGAGTTGATTGATTATCAAAAATACCCCGTAGTGGCAGCAGAAATAGGCACTAAGGCACGTCGTTCTCTTGGCGTAGGGTTTATTGGTTTGGCACACTATCTCGCCAAACTGGGGCATAAGTATGATTCTCAAGGAGCATGGGATGCAGTTCATGGACTTTCGGAATCATTCCAGTATTATCTTCTCAAGGCATCTAATCAAGTTGCTAAGGAAAAAGGACATTGTGAATATTTTGGACGCACTAAGTATGCTGATGGAATTCTTCCAATCGATACTTATAAGAAGGATGCAGATGAAATCTCTTCCATTGCCTTCCAGCATGACTGGGAAGCACTCAGAGCGTCCATTCTAGAGCATGGACTCAGACATTCTACCCTATCCGCTCAAATGCCCTCAGAGAGCAGCTCAGTCGTCTCTAACGCAACCAATGGCATCGAACCGCCTAGAGGATTCCTTTCAATTAAAAAGTCTAAGAAAGGTCCTCTCAAACAAATTGTTCCCCAGTATCAAACCCTTAAGAACAATTATACGCTTCTTTGGGATATGCCTAGCAATCGTGGTTATATTAATATTGTTGCAGTTATGCAGAAATTCTTCGATCAAGCGATTTCTGGAAACTGGTCCTATAATCCAGAAAATTACCCAGATAATGAAGTTCCTGTTAGCGTAATGGCAAATGATTTTTTGACTACATACAAGTACGGGTGGAAAACTTCTTACTACCAAAACACTTACGATATTAAAACTGATGAGGTAGTAGAAGAAAAACCCAATCTTCAAGATTTGCTAAGTGAGTTAAGTTCAGTAGAGGAGGGCGAATGTGAATCCTGTGCAGTTTAAAATTTCTTCCACTGAGGAACCTACATTAATTAAAGGAATGACAGTTTTTAATACAGAATATGTTGATACTAAAAAGCAACCAATGTTTTTTGGTAAACCTCTGGGAATCCAAAGGTATGATTCATACAAATATCCAATTTTTGAAAAACTAACCACGCAACAATTAGGTTATTTCTGGAGACCTGAAGAGGTATCTCTCCAGAAGGATCGTGGAGATTATCAAACACTTCGTCCAGAACAAAAGCACATCTATACCTCTAATTTGAAGTATCAGATTATGCTCGATTCCGTTCAGGGACGTGGACCTGGAATGGCATTTCTTCCTTACTGTTCTCTTCCCGAATTGGAAGCATGTATGGAAGTGTGGGGTTTTATGGAAATGATTCACTCACGCTCCTATACCTATATTATTAAAAACATCTATTCAGACCCTTCTGAGGTGTTTGATACTATCATTCATGATGAGCGCATTCTGGAACGTGCTAGGAGCGTTACAGAGTCTTATGATGACTTTATTCAATCAGCACAAGAATACGGTGTATCCGATACTTGGAGACAAGATTCGGAAAAAGTCTTATACTCAAAAGAAACACTCAATGATGTCAAAAGAAAACTGTACCGAGCAGTTGCAAACGTTAACATTCTTGAAGGTATTCGGTTTTACGTTAGTTTTGCTTGTAGTTTCGCCTTTGGTGAACTTAAGCTTATGGAAGGATCCGCTAAAATCATTAGTCTCATCGCAAGAGACGAAAACCAACATCTAGCACTTACTCAGAATATTTTGAATAAGTGGAGAGAAGGTGATGATCCTGAAATGCAACAGATTGCAAAAGAAGAGGAAGAATGGGTTTATGCAATGTTTAACCGTGCTGTAAACGAAGAAAAGAAATGGGCAGATTATCTGTTCAAAGATGGCAGCATGATTGGACTTAATGATAAACTTCTTCAACAATATGTTGAATGGATTGCAAACCGAAGACTCAAGGCAATAGGACTTAAACCACAATACGATATATCAGCAAACAACAATCCGCTTCCTTGGACTCAGCACTGGATTTCCTCTAAAGGACTCCAGGTGGCTCCCCAGGAAACAGAGGTGGAATCATATGTAGTAGGTGGAATCAAACAGGATGTAAAGAAAGATACCTTTAGTGGCTTCAAACTTTGATAGATAGAGGAGTTAACACTCCTCTTTTTTATGGTTGATTATAAAGACATTTTTGCACTGAAAGCAAAACTTGATAAGTTAAAGCACAAATTATATTCAGAACCAAAGTCCTGGGAAGAGAAGGAACTTGCAAATAAATATCTGAATCAAGCTATTGACTTTGTAGATGAATTGCAGTTATACTAATCCATGGATATACAATGGAAAACCATTTGAGTCTGATGATATTCAAAATTATTTTGGGTTTGTTTATCTTATCGAATGTCCCGCAACTAATCGTAGATATGTTGGTAGAAAATATTTCTGGAGTTTCCGCACACCGAAGGGAAAATCTAGAAAAGTTAAATCAGAGTCTGATTGGAAAAAATATTATGGATCATGTCCAGAACTAAAAGATGATGTTGAAAAATTTGGTAAAGAGAATTTTACAAGAACTATTATTTCATTACATAAAACAAAGGGCAAAACAAACTTCGAAGAGACGCGACAACTCTTTTTCAACAACGTCCTCACGGAAGCACTTGACAGTGGAATCCCAGCGTTCTACAATAGCAACATTCTCAACAGATACTTCCGAAAAGATTATTATGGAAACACAGATTGAACCTATCGTGCAAGTTCGTGATTGGGCTATCGATAGAATTGAATCTTTATGTGAACAAGATAGGTATAAAAATGCTGTTGCTTTATCAGCAGAATTTGAAGAATGGTTGGATATTCCCGAAGGAAATCAAGAGATTGATTATTTGTGCATTGAAAATGGCGAATGGGGAGAACAAGAAATTGATGTAAAGTTTTGATTTCTTGACAAAACCTAAATAATCACTTATAATGTTTAAAACCCACTCTAACCAAGTGGGTTTTCTTGTAATGAGAAAGTGATTGAAACTTAGAGCCGTGGAAAGTGCCTCCCGAGAGGGTTGGTATACCCCCTTTCTATACGGATGTCGAATTCTATTAAACTTAATGCAAAATTTCTTTACAGTAACCTTGCCTCTTTTGGCATCGGTTACAACCAGTACGGCAACACTGCCTGTAGTATTTCCTCCTTTATTGAGTGCTCCGCCACCATATTCCGTTATTCAGGAGTTTGATACAACGACAGCGACCAAAGAGGTTGCTCCCGAAAAGTCAAAAGAGAAAAGGTTAATTTGTAAAGGGTGTAATGAAAATGAAAATGTTGCCCTGAATTATTTTCAGGACATTGGAATTAAAGATAAAAACGCCCTTGCTACTATCATGGGCAATATTAGACAAGAATCAACATTCGTGCCTAATGTTTGCGAAGGTGGTAGTAAAAGGTCCTATTCATCCTGCTGGGGTGGATATGGACTGATTCAATGGACATCTGCTAATCGTTATTATGGATTGGGTGATTTTGCCAGAAAGAATGGTGGTTCTCCATCATCACTTCAAACGCAACTTCGTTATCTTACAAATGAAGTTCAATGGAAGAGTATTGAAGATAGAATGAAAAAACCTGGAAAGTCTATCTACTCTTATATGAATGCTGCTTATGATTGGATTGGTTGGGGCTATCATGGTGCCCGAACCTCATACGCCCATGATTATGCTTCTAGACTGGTTCAAGTAGAAGTCTGATTTAGTTAAGGGAGGGTTTCCTCCCTTTTCTTGCATATATAAACACATACCTATATTAAAGGAAACATTATGTCAGAAACAGTACAACAAATCACTGATGCAGTTACTGCGTGGCAAGTTGAAGATGAAAAGTTTGCTGCAGGAAATGGTTCTGCAGGAACTCGTGCTCGTAAAGCACTTCAAGAAATTGCTAAACTTGTAAAAGTACGTCGCAACGAAATCACTGCTGAAAAGACTGCCCGTAAGGAAGCAGCAGCAGGTTGATATATAGGGGGAGTATTATTGCTCCCCTTATGTTTAATTTTAACTTCGGAAAAAAGAAACCAGATATAAAACAATATGCAATCATAGGAATTGTATTGAGTTCTATTATTGCAACACTCTCACAATGCACTGGAATATCTCAGAATAATATTTGGGATTTACTTGACGAAGTTCAAAGAAAATATTTTCCAGGTACAATACTTAATGAGTTTGTGATTAAAGACCCAGAGAAACTTGATCGAAGAATACATCGTGATGTTGATAGAGCAATTGATGATTATTGGAGACAATCTGGATTATCAAAAGCAGAAGTATCAAAACCACGATACTCAGAGAAACCACCAGACGGTTCTTATGCTCAATCAGTTCTTGGTGGTGAAATGAGATTGTGTGCTCCGTGGGTTGACGACTGTCCTAAAGAGTGATAGGATAAACCCGTTGAAGGCAAGGAAAGTAAAAGGAGCATGGGCACCGAAAGGAGATACCGCACCTGCCTTCAAGTTATATGGGCACGTAGCATAATGGATAATGCATCATCCTTCTAAGATGTCGATTGCTGGTTCGAGTCCAGCCGTGCCCGTTGACAATTTGGAGTTTA